TTCTGAGACAAACGCTGATGATACACTCTTGACTATTGATGTGCGTACAATCGCAGGTCAGCAAGATCTATCCAAGCAGGTCATTGAAAGAGGAACTGGCGTAGATGCATTCGTCGTACAGGATCTCATTCGTGCATGGCACACCACTCTTGACAACCAGATCCTCAATGGTTCTGGAGCATCAGGACAGATTCTTGGTATTACAAATACATCTGGTATCGGATCAGTAACTTATACTGATGCTTCACCAACTGTTGCTGAACTTTATCCAAAGTTGGCAGATGCATACCAGAAGATCCAAACTGGCGTATTCATGAATCCAACACACTGGATCATGCACCCACGCCGCTTGGCATTCTTGCTTGCTGCTGTAGATGATGCAAAGCGTCCACTTGTAGTTCCTACAATCAACGGACCAATGAACGCATTCGCTGCAGGTGCAGGTGCTGCTGCATACGGTAACTCAGGTTACTCATTGATGGGTCTTCCTATCATTGCAGATGCAAATGTTACTACAACTGCTGGTGCAGGTTCAAACGAAGATGAAATCTTCTGCGTAACCGCACCTGAACTACATCTCTGGGAGCAAGCAGGCTCACCATTCGCATTGTCATTTGATGCAACTGGTGCAGGCTCACTCACAGTGAAGTCAGTTGTTTACGGATACTCAGCATTCTCTGCTGGTCGTTATCCTGCTGCTGTCTCAAAGATCAGTGGTACTGGCTTAGTAACACCAACATTCTAAGTTAGATTTGCATAGAGCACAGGGCCTCCCGCACTCTATTGCAATACTTAGAGTAATCTAAGGAAGGACAGGCTAATAGGCTACCCCGACTTATTAGCCTGTTCCTTTTAAAACGAGGGAAGATGAAAAAACTTAAAAAGATATTTAAAATTAAAAAGGAAACAGCAACTGCTCTACCTAAAGTAGAAAAGGCTATGTTACCTAAATTGGAGAGAAGGAGCAAATGAGTCAATCCAGTACAGTTTATACGACTTTGGCAGATGTTAAGAATGCCTTGCAGATTGAAGATACACTTGACGATACTGCTATTCAGGCTGCTATTTTGACTGCCAGCCGTCAGATTGATGAATATTGCCAAAGATTTTTTTATCAAGAGGGTACACAAGCAAGCCCTTCTACAAGATACTATACAGCATATAGCCCTTGGTATGTAGAAACAGACGATATAGTTCAAATAACACAATTAGCATGTGACCCAGATTTTGATCAGTCATATTCACAAATTTGGAATACAACATCTGCACCATTAGATATTATGTATGAACCAGTAAATAACCCTAAAAAGGGATGGCCTTACACAAGATTATTGGCTATAGGCTCATATGTATTTCCTTACTTCTTCCCTCAGACAGTTAGAGTTCAGGGAGTGTTTGGATTTCCACAAGTGCCATATGAAGTAGAATTAGCCTGCAAGATTCAGGCATCAAGATTATTTGTTAGAAAGCAATCACCATTTGGTATTGCAGGATCAGTAGAATTGGGTACAGTTAGACTAAATTCAAGACTTGATCCAGATGTAGAAATGTTACTAAAGACATTTAGAAGAAACAAGGGATTGGCTTACTAATGATTCAAATTAGCAAAGTAAGAGATGCGCTTGGAAAGAACATAGAAACAATATCTGGAATACGAATTTATGATACAATTCCTGATGTGGTTGTTCCTCCTTGTGCAGTAGTAGGTCAATTAGATTTCACATTTGATGTTAACAATGCAAGAGGATTAGACTCAGCATCTGTTGATGTTTATGTGATTGTTCAGAGAATATCTGAGAGAGCAGGTCAAGATAAACTTGATGAACTGTTAGCAGGTAGTGGTCCTAAGTCAATTAAGACTGCTCTTGAGTCTGACAGGACATTAGGTGGCCTTGTAGATACCCTGAGAGTTATCAGCGCTGAAAGCGGTACTTATCAGACTGGCGATCAGACATTTCTATCATATCGTTACAACCTCACAGTGTGGGGCTAAGGAGAAAACAATGGAATATACAGTTGCCTCAACTTTGAAAGTTTTAGACAAAGGATTTGGCGAAAAAGTATCAGAACAAGAATTGCTTGATGCAGGAGCAAATATTGATGCGCTTCTTGCTTCAGGGAATATATCAACAAATGCACCACAAGCACAAAAAGCAACACCACAGGTAGCAAAGGAAGAACCTAAAGCACCTGTTTTTAATACAGAATATAAAGAACAAGGAGATAAATAACAATGGCTCGTTTAGTACTTACAGACGCAGTTGTTACACTAAATGCAACTGACATATCTGAATATGTTACAAGCGTAACATTAAATACACCAGAAGATGTTGTTGAGACTACTGCTATGTCAGCAGTTGGAGCAAGAACTCGTACCTCTGGTCTTAAGGATCACTCAATTACTCTTGAACTAAATAATGACTTTGCTTCAGGAGCACTTGAGGCAGTCATCCAAGGAATCGGAATCGGAGAATTGGCTTCTCTTACTGTAAAGCCAACTTCAGCCGCAACCTCAACTACAAATCCGATTTACAAAGCAGATGGAACAGGAACTGGCGCAACAAAGGCTGGTCAGGTTCTTATCTCTGAGTGGACACCACTAAATGGTGCAGTTGGCGAACTCGCTACTGTTTCCGTTACATGGCCAGTCTCAGGTCAAATCGTGAGAGCGACTTCCTGATAAATCATGGCTAAATTAGTCTTAACGGATGTTCAGGTTCTTGTAGGACCATGTTACACATTGAATAACTGCTTAGATATAGGTGGTTCCAATGATACTCCAGCATACGATATTAGTGAATGGGTATCAAATGTAACGCTTTCTACTACCTACGATATTTTTGAGACTACACAAGTAAACGACACAGCCAAGAAAAGAGTTCCTGGTCTTGCAGATAATCAAGTAACACTTGAATTGCAACAAGACTTTGGATCTGGTGTCACAGATCTGGAATATGTAATGAACCAGCCTGGAAACAGCAGTCTAATAGGAACAATTGGTAGAATGTTAATAAGACCAAGAAATCAAGCAACAAGTGCAAGCAATCCTCAGTACTATTTTGAAGTAGTATTTGCAGATTGGCAGCCCTTAAGCGGAAGTATCGGAGAATTATCTACGATTCAGGTATCTTGGCCTGTTAATGGTGTTATAAATAAATCATACACATAACTCTTGAAGGGGTAAAATATAATGGATGGACTAAGTATAAAGATCAAAACAGCAGATGGCAACGAAGGAACTTATTCTCTTCGTCCAAAGTCAATTGTTGCTTTTGAGCAAAAATTCAATAAGGGCTTTGCAAAACTTCTTAGCGAAGATCAAAAGTTGGAGCATGTCTACTTCCTTGCATGGGCAGCCATGAGGGACAGTGGAAAAGTTGTGAAGCCATGGGGTGATGCATTCCTTGCTGATCTTGAGGCAGTGGAGTTAGTATCTGACCCAAATTCAGAATCCACAGAGATAGCCTAACCTATACGGTAGCAATCATCTCTGTGGAGACTGGAATATCTCCAGTTGATTTGCTTGAAGCACCAGATGGTGTACTTGAAGCAATCGTTATTTATCTCAAGGAGCGATCCAAGAATGCGAGCAGGAAGTGAGTATTGAAAATCGTGTAGTGTTAACTGGAGTCAAAGAGACTCGTCAAGCACTACTCCAGTTTGACAAAGACGCAGTTAAGGCATTTGATAAAGTTATAAACTCTGAACTAAAAAATGCTAAAACAGATGCACAAGGCTTTGTTAAATCTGAACCACCACTTAGTGGGTGGAATACTCAACCTGCTCGCAATCCGAGAACTCGTGGTGGTGCTGGTTGGCCTGCATGGGATCAAAGTGTTATAAGAGCAGGAATTACAAGCAGCAAGGCTGAGGGTAGAGTTAGAAGAGACTACACTACATCAGTTGGCTCATTAAGAAATAAATCTGCTGCTGGTGCCATATATGAATTGGCTGGTAGAGAAAACAAATCTGGCAGATTTATTAAGAATTTAGAAGGTAAAGTGGGAACTGCTTCTCGCTTAATTTGGAAATCTGTAGACAAAAATAAAGACAGATTTGAAAGAAATGTCTCAAGGGCATTAGATGAAATGAAGGCAAAACTACAAAGAAATTTACAAAAGGAGCGTGGCTGATATGGCAATAGGTGCAATTAAGGCTACGATCCTATCTCAATATTCCGATAAAGGAACAAAGGCTGCAGCAAAAGACCTAACCAAACTTAATAAAAAGTTTGATGATATGGGTAGAAGAGCAGTTAAGGCTGCTAATCTTGCTGTTGCTGGCTTTGCTGCATTATCTGTTAAAATTGGTAAAGACTCAGTAAGAGCAGCAATTGATGATAACAAGCAACAACTATTACTTGCAAACACCCTTAGAAATGTTACTGGTGCATCTCAAGATCAAATAAAAGCAGTAGAAGCACAGATAGCGGCATTGTCTAATGCAACAGG